GGTAAGGCCGTACAAGCTACAGAGATTAGCGGTGTAGATGGCGAGGCTATCGAACTAAAGCAGATTGAGTTCATTATCAAGCGCCCAGAGTGATCGAAGCAGAAGAAAAGCTAAGTTTAGAGATACCAGAGAAGCTAGAGTGCTTGCTGGAGGACTACCGTTTTAAAGTAGTATACGGTGGGCGTGGCTCATCTAAGTCTTGGACAGTAGCTAGGGTATTGCTTGCTATAGGTCGCAGGAAGAAGATTAGGGTCTTATGCGCTCGTGAGTTTCAGAACTCCATTAGTGACTCGGTACACGCTCTGCTTGCAGATCAGATTAAGTCGCTAGGATTAGATGACTTCTACACGGTACAAAATACAAGTATCTTTGGTAAGAATGGCACAGAGTTTCTGTTTGCAGGCTTAAAGCACAACATTACCAAAATCAAGTCGTTTGAGGGTGTAGACATCTGCTGGGTAGAGGAAGCACAGACTACCAGTAAGTCGAGTTGGGATACGCTGATACCTACAATCCGCAAGGAAAACTCAGAGATATGGATTACCTTCAATCCTGAGCTAGATACAGACGAAACCTATAAACGGTTCGTAGTAATGCCGCCTAAGTCGGCAAAGGTAGTAAAGGTAAACTGGTCGGACAATCCTTGGTTTCCTAAAGTTCTTCAAGACGAAAAAGATGACTTGAAAGAACGAGATATGGACTCATATCTTAATGTATGGGAAGGCAATACAAGGCAGGTCTTAGATGGCGCTGTATACGCTAACGAGCTACGCAAGGCGCAAGAAGAAGATCGCATCAGAGATATACAAGTAGATAAATCTATCCCTGTCAGCACTTTTTGGGATCTCGGCTGGGCAGACAATACAAGTATTTGGTTCGTACAGACTGTGCCTGGCGGTGAAGTACGGGTAATTGACTTCTATCAAGACAATCAGAAAACCATAGATCATTATGTAAATATCCTTCAAAACAAGGGATATACATATAGGGATCATTGGCTGCCGCATGACGCAGAACATAAGAATATGACTGGTCGCAGCACAAAAGAGATTATAGAAAACATGGGGCTGCCGGTACGGATTACCCCTAAACTGTCTATTGCAGACGGCATAAACGCAGCTAGAATGTTGATGAATCGGTGTTACTTTGATACTAACCGTTGCGCTGAGGGATTGCAGGCTTTACGGCACTACAGATACGCAGTAGACCCAGATACAAAGATGTTTAGTGATAAACCCTTACATGACCAACATTCCCACGCAGCAGACGCATGGAGATATGTTGCCGTAGGACTGGATGAGAAGCCCGATATGTGGGATAAGCCATTAAAAATTAACGCAAAGTGGATCGTGTAAATATGGATGACAACAAGCTAAAAGGTATTCTAGATGCAGAGATTGATAACTCAATCGGCTATGTAGATACCGAAACAACCGAAGCTCGTAGAAAGGCGCTGACCTACTACAATCGTGAGGCATACGGCAACGAGGTAGAAGGCCGTTCATCCATTGTTACAGGCGAAGTAGCTGAGGTTATTGATGGTGCGTTGCCACAACTGTTGCGTATCTTTACCCAGTCAGATGAGTTATGCCGCTTTGAGCCTAAAGGCCCAGGCGATGAGGAAGGCGCTAAACAAGCTACGGAATACTGCAATCTAGTCTTTTTCCAAGACAATGATGGCGTAATCCTAATGCACAACTGGTTTAAAGACGCTCTGTTGCAAAAGAACGGTATCGTCAAATACTGGTGGGAAGATAGTGCAGATCCTACCAAAGAAAAGTACAAAGACCTATCAGCCGAGGAGCTACAGCTATTGTTCTCTGATGGCACGATGGAGTTAGTAAGCCAAGATATGAAGGAAGTATCGCCAGAGGTGCTTGATCCGCTTAGTGGCATGATTATCCCTGCGACATTCTCTTACGATGTAGTGGTAATGAAAAAGAAAGAGTCTGGTCGGGTTAAGGTAAGCAATGTGCCGCCAGAGGAGTTCTTGATCTCAAAGCGTGATAAGACGATTAAAGACGCACGCTTTGTAGCCCATCGAGTAAATATGACTCGATCTGACTTGATTGCTGCTGGCTACGATAAAGATATTGTAGATAACCTGCCTGCGTACTCAGACCTGACTTACACGCCAGAGCGAATTGCTCGATTTGAGCGTGGCGAGATGCCGGATGAGTCCCAGTCTTTAGACTTCTCGATGCAAGACATTGAAGTATTTGAGTGCTATATCCGCACCGATTACGATGAGGATGGCATTGCCGAGCTGCGTAAGATTACCTATGCTGGCTCAGAGATCCTTGATAACGAGGAAGTAGACCACATTCCTTTTGCTAGTATTTGCCCTATCCCAATGCCCCATAAGTTCTTTGGGCAGAGTTTGGCAGACCGCAGCATGGACATTCAGTTGATTAAGTCTACGATTACCCGTCAGATTTTGGACAATATGTACCTGACCAATATGCCTCGTATGACGGCTATTGATGGTCAAGTCAATATGGATGACCTGCTAACCGTTGCTCCTAATGGAGTAGTTCGCATGAAATCGCAGGGCGCAGTACAAGCCTTGACAGTACCAGCAACCGCAGCACAGTCGTTCCCAATGCTAGAGTATTTAGACTCGGTAATGCAGAAGCGTTCAGGCGTGGCACAAGCTGGACAAGTGTTAGATCCTAGCATTTTGCAGAACACAACGGCTACGGCTATTGCCGCAATGCAACAGTCTGGCGCAGGCCGTATTGAGATGATTGCTCGTATCTTTGCTGATACCGGTGTAAAGGACTTGTTTACAGGTATTTTCCACTTACTCTGCAAATACCAGGACAAAGAGCGTGTTATCCGTTTGCGTGGCAAGTACATCTCTATTGATCCTAGAGAGTGGTCTAACAACTACGATATGACCGTTAATGTAGGTTTAGGTACTGGTAATAAAGATCAACAGATGGCTATGGCGGCTATGGTATTGCAGAAGCAAGAGCAGATTTTGCAGACGCAAGGCCCAGCTAATCCATTGGTATCTGTAGCTCAGTATCGGGAAACATTAGGTCGCTTTATTGAGGCAGCAGGGTTTAACGACTCTACCGAGTTCTTTAAAGAGATTACCCCTGAGATGGATCAGATGTTGTCTAATCCTCCTCCACAACAGCAACAGCAAGACCCAGCAGTAATGGCTTATATGCAACAGGTTCAAGCGCAGATCCAAGGCGATCAAGCCAAGATCCAAGCCAAGATTGAAGCAGACCAACTCAAAGCCCAGGCAGACATTCAGTTAGCCAGAGAGAGGGCTATTGCTGAGATCCAGCTAGAGCGTGAGAAGGCTGCGGCACAGTTAGAGCTAAAGACTGCACAGTTTCAAGCAGAAACACAGTTAAAGACGGCTGAGATGGTAGCTAAAGGGATGCAATGAACAAAGCAGAAAGAGCTAACAACTATTTGATGGATGAGTTCTTTATGGAGCTTGTAGAGGCTCAGAAGGACTTGTACAAGTCGTATATTTTTAATTCAGCAGATGAAGATGTAGATGGCAGAGAAAGAGCCTTAATCAAGCTGAAAGCAATTGAAGAATTTGAAGCGTCATTACAATCACTCGTGCAGCAAAGCGAAATTGATAAGAGGCGTATACGGTTTTTTTAACTACCTAAAAGGTAAACAACATGAGCGACAACACCAACCCATCAGGGAGTGTAGATACATCTGTAAACGGTGCGGCTAACGCATTTATGTCTATTCTTGAACCACGAAACGAGGAAGCGCAAGCTGACCCAGAAGTTCGTGAGGAATCCATTGAGGACTCCGAGTACGAGCAATCGGATTTAAGTGCGGAAGAAACTGAATACGAAGAAGAAGCAGTAGAGGAATCTCCCAAATACCGAGTGAAAGCTAACGGTGAAGAACTGGAGGTAAGCCTTGATGAGCTTCTGAACGGATACAGTAGGACTGCCGATTATCAGAAAAAGACTCAATCTTTAGCGGAACAGCGTAAGGCCGTAGAGGCAGAACGCAGTAAGATTGAGGAAACAGCCAAGGTGCGTGATACCTATGCACAACGACTCCAAGTTATTGAGCAGTTGCTACAACAGCAATCGGGAACTGAGAACTTAGCGGAACTCAGGGAAAATGACCCTATTGCGTATGCACTAGCTATAGCAGATCGTAGTGAGAAGGAAAAGCAACTTAGCGCTATCCAAGCTGAAAGACAGCGAGTACAGCAAGAACAGGCACAGCAACAGTCCCAAGTATTGCAATCGCACATTCAGCAAGAGCAACAGAAGCTAGTAGAGTTGATTCCTGACTTTAAGGATGAGGCCAAAGCCGAAGTAATCCGTAGGGATATTCGGTCTTACGCTAAATCCATTGGATTCTCGGATCAAGAACTAAGCCAAGTTTATGATAGCCGTGCTGTGTCAGCTCTCTACAAGTCAATGATGTATGACAAGCTAGTGGCTGGGAAGCCAGGCGCACACAAGAAAGTGCAGTCAGCACCAAAGACATTAAAGCCAGGAACTTCTAACCCTAAGAACTCCGAGCAAGAAGCAAAGAAAAAAGACTTTGAGCGCTTAC